GTCCGAAGTGTGAATATGAATGGAGCGGTAATCCAAAATAAGCCTGTCTATGCCGTGCCGACGCGAAATAGAGGAAATTGAATGGAACGGCTTCAATGCTATTTCAAGTTTTTCCGGTTGTGGCGGATCGTGTCTAGGCTATCGAACGGAACAATCAATTAGTTTACAGCATGGCGTTTACATTAGATGGCAGCAACTAAAAGAGAACCATTTCAGAGGGAGCAGGATAGAACGGTAATCGCGCGGCTATATTTGCAAGGCAAGACGCAGGCGGAAATTGCTATCCAAATTGGCGTTTCTCGCGTGCAGATTTCATATGATCTGAAGGCTATTCAAAATGAATGGCGCGAAAAACGATTCCGCGATATTGATCAGATGAAAGCCGATCAATTAGCCAAGATCGATGAAATCGAGCGCGAAGCCTGGAATGCTTGGCGTCGTTCGCAGGAGGATAAAGTTGTAAGTGTCGCTGAACGTGTGGTTGATGAAGCAGAACGTAGCAAGACCTCGCTACGGAAAGAAGGTCAAGCTGGCGACCCGCGATTTTTAGAACGTGTATCTTGGTGCGTCGAACAGCGGTTAAAGATATTCGGCTTCTATGCGCCCACGAAATTGGCTCTTAGCGACTTAGACGATCTGATTGAAAAAGAGTTGTCCCGGCTGTCGGTGCAGAATGAAGGTGAACCGCAAAATGATCTCGTATGTTAGCTGTAGAGAATTGGCGCTCATTACCGCCACTAGAAAAAGAACGGCTATTGACGCGCTTAAGAGAACGCAACGCGCAGCCGGTCGTTAGCTCTTTGAATAAAGCGAGCGAGCCTACCTTTCGGGGTTCAGGTAAAGCAATTCAGGAATATCGAGGACGGGAATTTATTATCTCCGGACCCGCTGAGACGGGCAAAACGTTTGCGGCTCTTTGGTTGCTCGATTCGCTCTTACGCACAACGCCAGGCGCACAGGCTGTGCTAGCTCGTAAGCTTCAGGTGTCTATCTGGGGCACGGTGCTTGTCACATACAAGCGCATTCAGGAACTACGCGAGAAGATGGGCGATGCGCCGGTATCGTCTTACGGTGGAGAAAAACCGGAATGGTACAACTACCCGAACGGTTCCAAGTTGTGGATAGGTGGAATGGACAATCCCAATAAGATGCTTTCAGGCGAAAGAGACTGGATATACATCAATCAGGCTGAAGAATTGAAGCTCGATGATTGGGAGATTCTATTCACTCGCTGTACTGGACGCGGCGCAGTGACAAAAACGCCGATGCTGTTTGGCGATTGCAATCCTGGCGCAGAGGATCACTGGATACTAAAGCGCCAGTCGATAAAGCTCTTTCAGAGTCATCACGAAGATAACCCCTCGCTCTACGATGAGCAGGGGAATCTGACAGAGCAAGGCAAGCGCACAATGGCAACCCTGGATAGTTTAACCGGCGTGCGTAAAAAGAGATTGCGCGATGGCGAGTGGGTCGGTGCTGAGGGACTGTTCTTTGAAGAGTGGGATGATGATTTACACGTATGCGCGCCATTCCCCATTCCGGCCGATTGGCCGATCTGGGGCGCGTTAGATCACGGCTTTGCGCACAATACCGCATTCGGATTGTTTACGCAGCACGATGGAATTATTTACATGATTGCCGAGCACGTCAAAAACGGCTGGTTGGTTCCGCTGCATTGCAAAGCGATACGCAGGCAATGCGAGCGGGTGGGCGTTGAGTTTAAGCGTGTGAAGCAGATCGTAGCCGGCCACGATGTTTTTCAGAGGCGCGCAGACAGTGAAGGCAAAACGATTGCTGAGCAGTATGAGATGGCAATCGATCCAGAGACAGGCGAGGCTATAGGAATGCGATTCGAGAAAGCGACAATTGACCGCATTGCAGGCGCGAGAGAGTTGCTAGAGCTTCTAGGCAATCGTGAGTTGGGAATCAAGCCGCGGCTACAGGTATTTAATACGTGCCCTCGCACTATCGCAACGATGAAGCGCATGGTTCACGATCCGAGAGACGCAGAGGATGTGCTAAAGGTCGATGCAGATGCAAATGGCGATGGCGGTGACGATGAATACGACGCTCTACGCTATAGCGCCATGACGAGACGGAGAAGGGAATGGAGAGTCGCCTAAATGAGCCAGGCACTAACACGATATAATAAGGTCAGTTTGCCACGGCGACTGTATCGCTCGATCAAAGCGGCGTTTCAGATGCGCTTTGGCGGCTATGGCGGCGGTCAATGGGGTGGCGCTTGGTCGCTATCCTGGGGCCAATTCACCGGCACTCGCGTCAACTTCGCTTCTGAGGCAGGCAAGCTCGTCAATTCCTCGCTCGTCATGGCTGCTGTTAACTGGCTTGGCCGTGTAATGCCCGAAGCGCCGCTGCGAGTCGTCGAGATGGACGCAGACGGCAAAGAAAAAGCCATATCCAACCATCCGGCAGCGATGTTATTGAAACGACCGAATCCATTCTATAGCGGTGCAGCGATGTGGAAAGCGTTTGCGCTGTCGTGGATCGCCGATGGCAATCCGTATTTCGTAAAAGTGCGTAATGGCTTCGGCCAGGTTATCGAATTATGGTGGATTCCGTGCTCGACGATTTGGCCGCGCTGGGATCGAAGCGGACGTACATTCATCGACTATTACGAATACGAAGTCGATGGGCGATTGTACAGGCTGGAAGTAGACGATGTATTGCATTTCCGGGATGGCGCCGATCCTGAGAATATGGGTCGCACCGGTCTGTCCGGTGTTGCGTCCGTTCTACGCGAAGTCTGCGCCGATAATGAAGTAGCGCAGTATAACTATCTATTGATGAAGAACGGCGGCGTTCCGCCCGTCGTGCTTGCCCTTAAGGATAGTGCCTCTTCTGTCGATTTCGATCCGCAGGTTATCAAGGATACATATATCCGCTCCACGCAGGGCGATAGTCGTGGCAAGGTATTTGTGAGTGGCAACGCCGTTGAATTGACCAAGGTTGGCTTTTCACCGACTGAGATGGACATAAAGATTCTCCGTCGATTGCCGGAGGAACGCTTCGCGGCTGTAATCGGCATTCCCGCAATAGTGCTCGGTTTCGGTTCTGGCGCCGATAGCTCAACCTACAACAACACGGAGCAAGCCGACGAACGGGCGATTGAGAACTACTTGTGCCCGCTCTATCGTTACGTAGAAGATGAATTGACGCATCAGCTAGGGGCCGATTTCGCTCTGACGGAAAATCAGCGATTTGCTTTCGATCTTTCGAAGGTGCGTGCGTTGCAGGAAGATCAAGACTTATTGCATAAGCGCGCAGCGATCGATTTATCTAGCGGTGGCGTGACGCTGAACGAATACCGCGCTGCGCTCAGCCTACCGCCCGATCCCAGCGGCGATTACTATTTACGTAAACAGGGAGTGATGGCGGTTAGTCCCGAAGTCGCCAGCAAGCAGATTGAAGATGCTATGAATCCGCCTGAGCCGGTCATTACAGACAATGCCCCGCAATTACTAAACGGTAGAGATCGAAGGCAGCCAGTGTGAAGGATTTCCATTGTAGGCATTGCGGAACGATTTTGGGACAGACTACGGGCGTAGTACTGGTCATAGCTCTGTGTAGATTCGAGCGTACGGTTTCTCTTTTTTGTCAGCACTGCGAGAGGGAGAATAAATGGTATGCGGCGCCCCTTGAATTACGGGCGCGAATACCGAAAACAGTGCTTGCAAATGCAGTGGCGGATTGTGCTAAAATGGCACAGTCTTAATTTATAGCTGGCGCGGAGGATGTCGCGCAATAGACGGAAATGAGCGCCGTCACTTCTGAGAACGATTTCAGAAGTGACGGCGTTTCGTTTTTGGGGCACACAATGAGCGATTCATTGATTTATTTCGGCGGTGCGATTAAGGCCCTCGACGATAACGGCAAGGTAGGCGGCTATCTTGTGCGCTTTACGAGCGCCGATCGGCGCGACCTTACCGGTGAATACTTTACCGCTAAGACCTACCTCGGTGCGCACGATGGCGATGGCGTCGATGCCGTCTTCCATCACGGCCAGTCGATCCCGATCAAAGCGAAAGTAACCGCTAAGACTGCTCAAGAGATTCAGGCGCTCACAGATCACGTTTTTGCGCCTGTCAAAACGAAACGCGATGCGGTCGGTATCTGGGCTGAGACGGTTCTCGATATGGCCGACGAGTACGAAAAAGCGGTATTCGGTATGGTTAAGAATAACAAGCTGGGCTGGAGTTCGGGCGCAGTCGGGCATCTGGTTAGAAAAACGGACGATGGCGAAATCAAACGCTGGCCTATCGGCGAAGCATCGTTGACGCCCACACCGGCAGAACCGTTGAACCGCGCACTGACAGTGAAATCGTTGGAGGGTGTGAAATATGCGGAATTGGGCGAAGAAGTCGAAGCGACCGAAGAAGAGAAAGACTCGATAAGCGCGAATAAATCGGGAAAGTCCCTGGCTGTTGTGCTGAATCAATGGATCGACGATCGCGCAGACGATGGAGGCGCGCGCAATGCGATTATCCGGCATATGGCCGCGGGTGCCGGTCTGGCCCTAAAAGAAGTCGAGCAAATCCTATCCGGCGATATTGCGCGCCCTGTTGACGCGCATCTGAAAGCTTTCGCTCGCGCGCTCGGTGTCGAATTTGACATCTTAAAGAGCGCGTTACGTCGCGATCGTTTACAGACTATTAAAGGAATGTTCGAAGAGGCACTGGCAGAGCATGTGCCCTCACGCTGGGAACTGGAGAGTATTTATTGCCGCATCGTCAAAAAGCTGGCTAATGCCGCATCGGCTGCGCAGATGGCCGGCGTCTCGTTTGACCTGGAAGCGAAAGTGAAAGAAGCGACGGACGAATACACCGGATTGCTTCAAAAGCATGCGCTCGGTCAGATTAAGGATTGGATGGAAGAAGGCGGCGAAGACGATTTCTATCTGAAAGCATTGGTCGATCCGTCGAAAGACGCGCTTTCAGATATACAGATTGACCTATCAGATCACTCCGAACTGCTGGTATCCGGCCTGAAGAGTGTTGTAGCGCGTTATCGAGGTAATCACGAACAGCGCGTTAAGGCGGGCCGCGTTCTTTCTGAAAAGAATCGCAAACGCATATCGACTTTGATGGAGCAAATGAAGGGCGTTCATGACGACCTACAGAATTTGCTCGATGAGTCTGTGCCGATGGCGACCGACATTCAGAAGCGAGCGGCCTTAACACGACACTTGATGTTGAAGATTCAACATCGCGCATCGTTGGGAGTTTAAACAATGAAAACATTTGAGGAATTACTGGCAGGTGGAACCTCTCCTGAGATTGCCGCCACGATCAAGGCGAATACCGACAGAATCAATGTATTGTTCGGTGAAGCGACAAAGCGCGCAGATAAAGCTAATACAGTCGACGAGCTGGGCGAGATCACAAAGCTCGACGACGAAACGGAGCGGCTAACTGCGAAGCACGCTGAGTTGAAGAAAAACGACGATATCAAGGCGCGCAACGCAGCTCGCACGAAGGCGCTTACTACGCCCGTTCCGACAGTGCCGCTTGGCGATAGCGACCCGAACGGACACCGTAAATCTTTCACTCCCGCCTATTCGTCAGTCGGCAGCCTGAAGCATATTCACGTGGGCACGCGACAGGAGAACGAAGAGACAGCTTATCGCTTCTTTAACTTCTTCTGCGCTACGGGACTAAAGCCGGATTCGCCGCTGCGCACAAAGGCGGCGCAGTATTGCAGCGAGCACGGCATCCCGACAGTTAAGGTTCTCGCTGAGGGGCAGAACGATCAGGGGGGCGCGTTGGTTCCGCCCGAGTTCGATCCGATGCTGATCCGGCTGATTGAAAGCTTTGGCGTTTTTCGCGGGTATACGCGAATCAAACCAATGGGATCGGAAACGTCTGCGCAGCCTCGCCGCACAGGTGGCGTTACTGCCTATTGGGTCGGTGAGGGAAAGCAGATTACGGCGTCGAGCCCGACCTTTGACAATGTGAACCTGGTTGCCAAGAAGCTCGCCGCTATAACCGTAATGTCATCGGAAATCAACGAGGATTCGGCAATCAACATTGCGGACGAGTTGGCGTTCGAGATTGGCTACTCGTTTGCACTAGCCGAGGATCAAGCGGCCTTCAATGGCGATGGGACTTCGACATATGGCGGCATTACCGGCATATCGCCAAAGCTGAAGGGCCTATCCGGGACAATCGCCAATATTGCCGGATTGTTCGTGGCTACCGGCGATCTCTTCTCCGAGTTCGTTCTTGCGGATTTCAATAACACCGTTGCGCTACTGCCGCAGTACGCCGATTCGCCGAATGCCGGATGGTACTGCCATCGCGGCTTTTATTACGGCACGATGCAGCGGCTTGAACTAGCCGCAGGCGGTACTAGCGCAATGGAAGTTTCGCGAGGGGATCGCAGGCCTCGCCCGCTCTTCCTGGGCTATCCGGTCAACTTTACTCAGGTAATGCCACGTACGGATGCAGTATCGCAGATCGCGGCACTGCTGGGCGATATAGCAATGGGCTCAACGATGGGCGACCGTCGCACTCGCACGCTATTCACCGATCCGTATTCGCTTTCCGATTTCGATCAGATTCGCGTTCGCGGAACCGAACGCATCGACATCAACGTGCATGATGTTGGCAATGCGTCTGCGACCGCTGCGCTAAGGGTTCCGGGGCCGATTGTTGGCATAATCAGTGCCGCTAGCTAATCGGCAACAGTAATAATCTAGGGGATGGGTTCATCTCATCCCCTCAATCAGAGGGAAGATATGAATAACGCTTTAAACGAATCCGATGTTTTGTTGATTGGTACTGTTGCCAAAACGAGTAGTACGACTACGACCGCAAACCTCGATACGAGGGGAGCGGACTGGGCGACTATCCGCATTAACTTTGCGACTGAATTGAATACCAACGCCGTTGGCCCAACTATAAGCCTGCTTGAGTCCGACGATACCGTGGCAACGAATTTCGCCACTATCGTAGCCAATAGGACAAATGAAGACCTAACCGCTCCAAGGGAAGTTCGCTACGATGTTGAGCTTCGCGGACGTAAGCGGTATCTAAGGTTGTCCGTGACAGCGCCGACCGCCACAAATGACAATATAACTTTCGGTGCGGTTGCTACGCTTAGTCGGCTGGAGCAGACGCCGAGCGCCACTAGCAGCCTAGTCGATACGACCAGTGCTGCCGTTGTTGTCACTTAGTTTATATCTGTGACGGGATAGGGAGCGTACCCGAAAAGCGGATTCCTACCGCCTGCCCGTTACTCGTTGCAGGAAATCGACTAGGGAGGTCGATTGTGTTGAGATTGAATATCGGCGGTGCAACCAATCCAATGCCGGGCTATCGAGTAATAGATCGGCAAAACGGACAGGAAGCCTATCCGTTAAACTTCTCAAGCGATACGGTCGATGAGGTTCGCGCCAGCCACATTCTCGAACACTTTTCGCACCGGCAAACCCTTGACGTACTCAGGGATTGGGTGCGAGTGCTGAAGCCGGGCGGGCTGCTGAAAATTGCTGTCCCGAATTTCGATTGGATCGTTGAAAAGTATCGGTCTGACGAAGCAGGTCGGTTGCCATTGGAGGCGTTTCTGATGGGCAGTCAGATTGCAATGGACGATGGCACGCATAAGGCAATCTTCAATAGTCGGAAATTGCATGCGCTTATGGAATTGGCCGGTCTAGTGAATATTGAGTATTGGTTGGGCGATGTAGAAGATTGTTCGGGTCTGGCTGTCAGTCTGAATCTACAGGGTCGCAAGCCGCTTGAGGGGCGCAATGGCTAATCCCTATCAATGGCTCGCTCATCATGCTGCGAACGTAACCAGCCAGTATGGAGAGAACGGCATTCTGGACGCCATCTTTGAGCGCATCGGCACAAAACATAGATGGTGCGTAGACGTTGGAGCGAACGACGGGATTTTATTTAGTAACGTCTGGCCATTGATCGAAGCCGGATGGAGTGCGACGCTCTTTGAATCGGATGAGTCGCATTTCGCAAGACTCGTTGCAAATACGCAGCAGTATAAAGCTGTGCGCTGTGGTAATTACCGCGTGACCGCTTCCGGTCAATCCGGTCTATCGTCATTGCTCGCACGATACGAAGTGCCTGTCGATTTTGACTTACTATCGATAGATGTCGATGGACAGGATTGGTATATCTTCAATTCGCTATTGGAATATAGACCGCGAGTCGTTGTGGTCGAGTACGATCCCAACGTTGCGGAAGATTTCATGCCAATTGAAGGCGGCCAGGGGCAGGCAGGTATCAAGCCTATTCTCTACGCCGGGGCGGCAAAAGAATATATTCCAGTGGGCCGGACGCATACGAACGCGATCTTCGTCAGACGGGAGCTAGCTGGATTATTGGCGTGCGAAGGCGAGGTCGATGCGCTCGGTAAGGATCGGACGATCAGGATCAAGGCCGTGATGAGCGTTCCTCGCTACGGCTCGATGGCAGCGCGGGGAATCGTCGATTCTGCATTGCGACCGTTCGGTATTCCGCTTGAGACGAGTCAGGGTGTTTTCTGGGATCAATGCTTGCAGAAGCATTTCGAAGATGCACAAGCGCAAGACGTCGATTGGTTGCTTACTATCGATTTCGACTCGACGTTTACTGCATTACAGCTCGACGAGATGTTTCATATCTTCGGGACGCGAACCGAAATCGATGCTCTGGTGGCGCTTCAAGCGCGACGAGGCAAGCGGTTTCCGCTCTGCACTGTCAAGGGTGTTACGGAAAGAGAGATTACGGGCGAGCCGTTTCAAGTCTCAACTGCCCATTTCGGTCTGTCGCTATTCCGCATGGACGCGCTCAAGAAGATGAGCAAACCTTGGTTCTTTGGATTGCCGAACATATACGGGTGCTGGGGTGAGGGCAAGTCATCGGAGCATGATGAGCCGATACCATGGCTGGTCGAAGCCTGGAAGTCGGTTGGATTGCCGGACAGCGATCCCGAATCCGAGATCGATTCCGATATTTGGTTTTGGCACCAATGGCGGCGCGC